GTATGACTGTGTTAGGGCATTTTTCAGTCTTGAAATGAACCTGTACTGTTAATATATGTTCTGTAAATGTTATATTTACTTAAATATGTGATATATGCACAGTAAATTAATGTTAGTAACATATTTTATGTGTGTAATATTTGTAAAATCGAATATATTTTTCTGAATGCAATGTATGACTGAGATCCTGGGGTAAGTACCTTTATAAATAAAATACTGTATTAATACTGTAAAATACGACAGTAAATATGCATATATGTACAAAAATAGCACTGTTTTATTAGATTATTGCATAGAAAATAGCATTAGAACAAGTATATAAAACAGGAAAAGCTACAATAGGCTCATACAATTGAAATGACTCATACTTGGTACAATGCCAATATGTCAACTGAAACTTTGATTTATTTGTGATTTAAGTGCAAAACAAGTACATTAATAGCTGTTAAATTACATTAAATATAATATATATTGAAAATGAAATACTGCTGGAAAATTCCTACTGCTGTGGGTAACCTGAGTCACCCCTCCCTTGGGTGTGCCTGAGACAAGTTCTAACCACAAGGATGAGTCACATCCTGAGAAGAACAACACTGGAAAATTCCTACTGCTGTGGGTAACCTGAGTCACCCCTCCCTTGGGTGTGCCTGAGACAAGTTCTAACCACAAGGATGAGTCACATCCTGAGAAGAACAACACTGGAAAATTCCTACTGCTGTGGGTAACCTGAGTCACCCCTCCCTTGGGTGTGCCTGAGACAAGTTCTAACCACAAGGATGAGTCACATCCTGAGAAGAACAACTGTCACATTTTGTTTTCCTGTCATAACAGGAAACACACCCTGTTGTCAAGACACACCCAAGGACACTTAATCCTTCACAAACCCTAAGGTGAGTACCACCCCCATTATTGAGAAATAATTTAAGATTAATTACAGTTATTAAACCGATTGCGTAATTGCTCCAGGTGAGTATGGCAGGGGTGGGGCTGGGGTGCATGCAGCTTCTAGTTCCAGACAATAGTCCTTGTATTTCACCCGGAAATTCCAGCCGTCCTCATTTGACCTAAAAAAAAAAATTCACATGTTTCAACATAGGTGCAATGGACAAGGAGTGGTTTGAACTGCTTCAACAGAAGCCCGTCTTTATTTACAACTGTAATTTCTACAACCAGTGCAATACCCCAGACCTAAATGATGATGGTGAGGAGGAATCAGAGTCAGGGGAGAATGAACTGTGCAGGGTAGATAGGGTGCTGGGGTCGGGCCTGGAAGCGGTCAAGGATTTTGTCAAAGCCACTGCTGAGTGGGACGACGATCAATCAGACGCGCCTGAGCAGACCCAGCTGCAGCTGCAAGCTGACCAGGTGTCCTCCGGTGATGTGGACACAGATGAGAAAGAGCCGGATGAGCAGGAGGGCGGAGAGGCCATGTCACTCTAAAGCCAGAGCAATGCCCCCCGGCTAGTCATGTAGTGTGCGTGCGTTGTTAGTGTGATTGGCGCGTGTTAGAAGTGGATGCGTATGAGAGATTGTGCGTATATGTGCGCGTGCGTATGCGTATGCGTGTTATGTGTGTCGTCATGACTAGCTGTATGTAGTGAACGGTACTTTAATAAAAAGAGGTTTGGACAAGTAATACGTGCCTTTGTGTTCTTTGGCATTTTAGATGGTTATAACACGAACTGGATCGACGGTTGCGAGGCACAGGCGTAGGACATGCACAAGCAAAAAAACCTGCAAAAAGCGAGTAGCACGTGCTAAGAAAAAAAACAAGTCCAAAGCTAGTAAATATGTTGTGAAGACTACGAGGAAAACCACGAGGACCTCCTTGTCATCTGTCAATAATAATAATAATGCTAATAATCAGACGCAGACGCAGACGCAAAATGTACAAGTAACCGTGCCTCCATCGAACGCGCATGCCAGCCCGCAGCAGCCGCTTGCGAAGCCTGGGTTCGTTCGCACGGTAGGGAAAGCGTTATTGCCTGTTGCTGCGAATGCGGTGTTGTCATCAATCGGCGTCCCCACAGGGGTTACAGCCGCATTGGGTACAGCGTGGAATTATATGACCAATGATTCCGCTGATGCTGCACCTGAGGAGACGTATGTACATCTGCCCCCCCCCGACAAACCAGGGTGGTTATCATACATGCCTGGCATAGCCAGCGCTGCTGGGCTATACCACGTGTTAAACAAAATGAGGGGGGGGGGTAAACGTAGCAGGATAATCCCTTTTAGAAAAGCGAAGAAAACTAAAATGCGCTTTCCGAAACGCCTGCTAAGGCGTGTCATTTACAAGCCCACCACTTCGGTGACTAGCCGGCGTACAGCAAGGCAGCCCCCCCCCCCCGCCACCTGTTACGCAACAACAGGATGTGGCCAACCTGGTGCAAGCGATGTATGCATTGCTAAAGCAGGAGGACAAGGGGCGCGAGCGTAATGGTCAGCGAGCGCAGCGCCGCAGAGAGGAGCAACCCCTAGTGGCGCAGGAAAGAGAAGAGGGTGTATTGAATATGAACCAGATTGACAGGCCGCTAGAGGACGCATATCCAGACCCCCACCACAATATGCATGATTATTTTGAATTCCCCCCACCCCCACCCCCTGAACAACTTATGTTTTATGATGCAATTGATAACGTACAAGATAACGTGGAGGTGGCAGACGACTTACCTTATATGGACGCTTATGACGCTCCACTGGATGCGCATGTCAACGCTGTCGATCATGTCGCTGGTCCACCGCCTCCCCCACCTCCTCCACCCCCTCCACCCCCTCCACCTCCGCCCCCACCAGCTTTCCTGGGCGCAGCAGCTCAGATTCAAGAGCTGGATGGTGCCGATGGAGATGACCAATTTCATGATGCGTCGGATGGGGGTCTCGGTGATGTGTTTGCGGAACTGTTGAGAAGGCAGAACACACTTAGACCGGTAGGCGAGCGCGTTACACTTAACAATATAGACGGGCATGATCCGCACGCTGCGCATGCTCAGATGCTGCAGGCCATACGTACTGGCCCGCAGAATCTATTGCGCAAGGTCAAGCACCCGCCTAGGCTAGAAGACGTAGACAGACCACTGCCCGATATTCCGCTTGATAAGATGGATGCTGCGTCCCTGGGGGCTCGCTTGCAGAGAGAAATACACGCTGGCCTTAAGTTACGCCCCATTGGCAGTAGAAAAATTAAACGCGCACCGAAGCCCCCAAACCCAGCGGACGATTTCTATCAGTTTGTGCAAAAAATTGGGGCGCGGCGCGAGCATTTGGTGCCTAATGAGGATGATGATGGGCAGTGGGCTGATTAGATGCGATCTCTATTTAAGGTATGGCGGAGCCTAACTACGGACCAGACAGAAAAGTGTCAACAACCGGTGGCCTAGACGTCACCGTGACCCCGGTGGTACACGTGTTTGGAGTAACAGTGAAACCACCAGTGTATCCTGCAATCCCCCAGCTAAGCATAGTAAATGGCAACACACACGTAACCTGGCTTCACGAGTCTGTCATCGAGGACATGGTCCAGCCCATCATATCTAAGATGGACGACAACATGTCCGAGCGCATGGCGAAATACTTGCAAGATGTCGACGAGAGAGAACAGGCTCGGGAGGCAGCTACGAATGGGCGCATCACAGACATGGAGGAGACGGTGATGACCCTGGACGGTTCAGTGACCGCACTAACTGGTGCTGCTGAACGAATGGCCAGAGCAGAGCAGCTGATGCTGGACGCTGAAAACCGCATACTAGATGCGGATGACCAATTGGCAGAAATCAAAGACCGCTTAGATGAGGTACCTGATACAGCCAGAGAGGCTGCGCTAAGTGTTATGTCTGACGTGTCCAGTAAAATTGCTAACCTGATACGTCAGATGAGCGCAAATGCTGCGATGGCCGAGGCAAGCCGCTCGCAAATGAGTGCGTCTATCGTAGAGCTAACAGGCAGAGTATCGCAGCTTGAAAAAATGATAGCAGCCCAACCTGAATCGGGGTCCACTGATGTCCTGGGTGATGCTCGTGGTGATTCTACTCCGTCGTTGCCTCCGAACCACTTGTAGAAGTGCTCTGAGCTAGGGAGAGTGTGTGGAATATATATACTGCTTGCTGCAACCCCCGGCTTCCCCTTTCCACTTATATTTTCCAAATAACATGCAATAGCAAAATTTTTTGGGGAAACTTCCCTTTTTAAAAAATGTCCCAGTAGCTTATTAAATGCTGACCATATGCATGTTGCACTTTCTAAATGTATAAAATGCATGTTGTATTGTACCCCGGAAAACCCCCATAATTTTCCAGTGTATTACTTAATTTTTTCCATAGCTGATCAATAGAAATTCTGTATGCTCAGCAAATAGAAAATGGAAAATGGAAAATGAAAGTAAAATGTATGACTCATACTGTATGTTGCATAATAAAGCCAGATTGCCTATAACCTTATATAGCGTTTCCACTTGTAGATGGATGTTAACAGGCAGCCGAATCGATATCACTACGAGGTGCAACCTGGAGAGGCACCTCGAATTATATATATGACCTTTGACGACCACCACCCCCAGGACACAATAGCCCGGTTAATTTTCAGGGAGCCATTCAAATTCACATTGGGGAAAAATGGAAAGCGCAACGCAGGCATTGCGCTTACACAGCTGACCCTAATTAATGCTCCCGTGAACGTGTGCGAACAGCGCACTAACAACACGCTGCTGTTTGGGAACAACCTTGAGACGGCGACGCGTGTCACACTACGCGATGGCTTCTATGACAGCATAAACGCCATTCGCCAGGAGATCGCTGCGTCGAACGTCGACTGCAGCTTTGGTTATGACAACCTGTACTATACCACGTACAGCGGGAGTGGGAACATGTACATACCACTGGGCAGGGCCGGGGAGCCAAACGATGAGCACATCGGGCAGAAATTCGGGTTCACCAAAGGGGAGGTGGAGGTCAAAGATGGCACAATGTACCTTGTGGTGCGCCCTGAAACGAAAAGCAACAGGCCTGGTGACATATACGGCCCCACTGCGGATATCCGCATAACCTGCGACGAGGTTGTTTACACAGCCGAAACCGACAAGGTCGTCGCAACAGCCAACCTGGGCTGCGTGCCGCAACGAGCGTACTGCTCAATCGGCCTGGACCCCGAGTTTCGGGAGATAATGGAATGCCACGAGCTGACGTCTCTTACGCTGCGCGTCCGTGACCGCACTAATAAACCTTTGCGTTTCGTTTCAGGTGCGCCATCCGCAACCCTGAAGTTAATGCACCTATCGTAAACAATGGAACTCAGAGGCACAGGCGTAGGACCGTGGGCACGACGGGGGGGTTTCACAGACAGGCGCAGATCGTATACGAGATCATACGCAAGGGGCGGAGGGCCGATACGAAATTTTCTGTCTAAACAGTGGAATAGATTCAAAACACAATTCCTGCCACTGGCACGCCGCCATGCGGGCACACTTGCAAAAATGGCGGTGGCACACGCCCTAGAGAAGAAGGATGACTATATGAATGTAATGGCTGAGAAGGGGGTCAAGGGTGTCACCGGCGCATTCGTGCAACATCTACCCGGCCTGGCAGCAGAGTTCATCCGTAAGGTCGCTTCGCCGGAGAGGGGAGCTGGGGACGTACCAGCGGAAGTACACACAATGATGTCGGAGTGCAGAGACCAGATTGAGCAGTGCCTGTGTGCCCTGCCGTACTCCGACAGGCCGGTTGGCCTACAGGCCGCAATCCGCGCACTGGAACACCCTGACAGGGGAGCTGGGGATAGTGTGCATGATTCAATGGCCCCGCTACAGAACATGCACGACATTGTTCTGTCGGTTGTTGGCAACAGCGTGCCTAGTGCACAGCGAGGTGGCATACTGCCATTCCTGATTCCGCTCCTTGCGTCTGGCGTAGGGGCTGCAGTGTCATCCATCCCTAAAATAATTGAGCTGGCTACGGCCAAGCGGAGGGGGGGTGGGGACGTACTGGCTAGGTACGCGCAAGAGGCTTCAGATGGCAGAGGCGGCATCGACCTGATGCGCCTGTACAGGCCTGCGCTCGTCAGCGGCTGCCAGATAAATGGAGTTGCTGCAAGACGCAGAGGCGGCGGGGGTGGGTCGATTGTAACAGATGAGATCGGCGGCCCGGTGACACTGACCAGACAGAAAACATCTGAGAATCAGTGCAAGGTGATCATAAAGAAGTGTGACGGGGTCAGGGGTCGACCGCAACAGAGAACCTTTTACATCCCTAAAAACACTCTTTTCTAGGATGGATGACGGGCGTGAAGACGGTGCATGCGACAAAGGCATTGCCTTCGCTGTACAGTCAAACATGTCGCAGCAGTACCTGTACGCCCCTATAACGCAGCGAGTGACCACGCGTGTCGCTCAGACACACGGAGGCCAACAACTGTCAGAGCAATTAAACCAAAACGGCCCAGCTAACATTAATATCGACGTACAGGCGGATAAAGATGAAGCCATTCTATTGGGGTCAATTAAGTTTGTCGCTAGAGTGAGGCTTGAAGCACGGGCAGACGCAGACAACGCACTGCTGAACTGGAGCAACAGACACGGGGGACAGAACGACGAACGCTTCACTTTGGTGAACAACCAGCAGGGGGACGTGCGAATTGAGCTACCACCGCTGGTGATGGCAGCACAGTTCAATACAATCGATCTGGAGCTGGCGGACGTCCAGAGCATAAATGCTCACCTACCCATGACCCGCCAAAGCGAGGAGGGATGCGTACCACAGGCCCTGATGGACATGTACTACAACCAGACAAGAAGCTGCAACATATACATGCCGAACACCACCGCCTGCCCAGACATCGAGCACAGGGTAAGCCTGGGCGCACTCCAACACACCGACATTATCGACTTCCAAGAACGGGTGTACCATCAGCTGTTCGTGCCATACAACCACCTGATGTCAAACGACCTCGAGGATTACGAGGTCAGGAAGGCCTTGCCACGAGGGATGGGTGTACGCATCCGCACAACAACCAGGCCTGCAGATGCTCGCCAAATACTGGCGAGAAATCACCAGAATACACATACAATGCGTATTGTGTTTGTGGACTGTTCTGTGCAATATCAAGTCCTGCAGGTGTCCGAGGATCACGCCCAAGCAGAACCTGAGACCAGCACGTACCCGACCATCGACATCGCCACCAGAGTGATGGGCCTATACGCTGGTCTGACACGTATCGTGGTCCCCATTTCATATACTGATGCTTCAGTGATACCATACATGATTTGTGTTACAGTGGTATCTGACACATGCTTCAATGCCGAGAGGTTGGCAGCCACCCATAGCGTTATTTCCGTTGTTCCCGGCAGACTCCGCACGGTCAGAGCCAGCCTGAATGGCAACCAGAACCCCGATTTTATGGCAATCTACCCCGATTACTCTATTGATATGCGGAACACAATAAAAAAAACCGACATGTACCAGGCTTTCCAAGGCAGAATTGGTTCAATGCCAGGAAAAGCCATCGCAAACCTGTCGCATGCAGAGGCAGAGGTGCTGGGGTTCACCGAGCGGGCTAATGTGCAAGTTACAAGCTCAGCTATTATCATAACAGACCCGAGTGCATTCTGCGTCCGTCAGGCCTGCAGTGGGGTCACAGCAGGGCGACTCGACTTACACTGTGAACTGGCCGGTGTCGTTGCAGGAGAACGTCTACTTGTCACGCTGATCAGCAAACAGCACATATCCTTCACAAAACAGTCCGAGTCGCCAGGTGCGCCACCACAGTACGTGCTGAACACTGAGGACACCGTGCCTGCATTCGTCCAATACGGCGACTAACCATGGAGGGGCTTACGTCCTATGATGCCGATGGAAATTTTACCCACTGGGGCTGGCTTAATGTGCGAGAGATCACTATGGGTTTACGCCAAACCGGTCTCCATGAAAATGTAGATGTGCAGGTTAACCCTATAGGCCCTGATGTTGCATCTATCCCTAGGGGTCATGCTCGTATATATCTCGTTCATATGCATTACGTGTGCGTTGCTAACGTGTCAGGTTGCTTAGTGTTTTTTGACCCCCTTAACCAACCGTTCGAAACATATGCCCTTCCTATGCCGACGCCTAAGACGCTGCGCTCCGTTAACATGCATGTGCAGCCTCCGTCCAGTTCATACTGCGGCAATTTTGTTATTTTTTTCTTGCATGTTGTGTACAGAACTATTAACCCTCGATGCGGCGCTGAAAAGGCCATCAGCGTCGTTCGCAGCCAATTATCACAATATTTGTTCACCCCTCCAAGCCCTCTGCAACCAAACATAATGCTGATTGAGCATTTCTCCGGTCAGTACAAACTAGGGGAGGAGTTTTTTGGTGCTAGTTACCGAAAGTTTACTGCGTACGACCGTGACCTCAGTCATGCCGCCTGTAGAAAGCACCTGTATCAGGTGGAGTTCTACAGGCCTACTGGTAGAAGATCAAAAGAATAGCTGTTTGTTTTTTGCCTTGCAGATGGGTCGTCCAAGGGGTCAACCGAGGACACCTCGACACAAAGCAAACTGTCAGAATAAGCCTATGCAGCCTAAGCAGACATCCCCTCTGAGACAAACAAAAATACCCGAATTTGCTCGTGTGAGACGGGTATGGGAAACCCAACCGCCCTTAATAACCCCACGCCGATGTTCCACGCCATACAGATTACTCAAAGTAGAATCCCGCACTGTCTGGAACAGATACAGCCCCCCATAGATGGCCTATGTCATTGTTTATTTTTTTTAATATGTTCTCATCTAACCATTACATCCAGGTGGTGGGAAAGGTCAATCCTGGACACCCTTGGGCCTTATTCACAAATATTTCTTGCATGATATCTTGTATTTTTTGCATGTCTATCGCAGTATATTGTTTATAATTGTGTATATAACCCCCTAACCCTTTTTACTTTGTAGCATTACAATGGGAAACTGATGTGAATTTGACTGGTGGCAGCTGTCTAATATCCTTTCGTGACTTGGGGCTGGTCCATAGCCTGTGCTTGAGTGACATGCCCCTTTTTTTGTTGACCTACCCTAGCAACACTCTAACCCCATTTCCCCTTTAGTGTAAATACTTCACTTCCTTTTATTTCCTTGCTTCTATTTTATCTTATTTGACTAACCAACCTTTACTAACCCAAAAAAAATATAAAATAACAAAAACTGTGAAAAAATATGCTATACAATTGTTTAAACTTGTATAATTTACAACCTGTTTTCCTATAATAAAAAAATATGTTATTTCTACAATAAAATAATTGTTTATTCCACTATATTTCCGTCTCTTGAGTCTTCCTATTATTGTGTGGTTTATATCAAGTCTCATCGTACTTGTTTATACCACCATATATCTATAATGTGGTTTATATCAAGTCTCATCGTACTTGTTTATACCACAAATAATAACACAACACAAATAACACAACACAATAACATATGTTATATAACTTTTTTTATTATTTTTCACATGCAACACTTGTTTTTTAACATTTTTTTGTTTTTACACACAAGTCAGGTCAAAGGTCACATCAAGTCAACAAGTCATAACAAGCAAAAAAAAGGGTGTGTCAGCAGTTACATCCTGTAATATTGATTAAACATAAACATTTTTTATTTTAATACATTATAAAATGATCACAAACAAGTACAATCATGCATAATCATATATATACATATATTGGTTATATTTTGATTATATTTAGGTTATATATTGGTTACATATTTTGCGCGTGCAAACACTTATCACATTTGGTGACTGTCGGTGCTGGAATCACTTCATGCATCCCAAGGTATCCATGGGGTTTTTTGTGCCTGAGCCATCTTTGACGGCGATGTACACGCAGTGCGGCCAATGACCTCTGCACTTGTAATACGTTAATATGTATAAACAGATTACGTGGCATACCTGTAAGGAAGGCCATCACGTGCGCAGTTATTACAAAATGTATCAGGACGGTTTTGCGCTCAAAGCGAGGGCCTAACAGGCTGTGCACTGCTGTGTTCAGCTGGTCCATCGCGACGCTTTCGACAGAATCAATAAATTCTGCGCCACATGCGGTCAGCGGCCTATCCGCTATCTGCGTAAGCCAATCGTACAGTGCCCCTTCGGGGTCACCCAGCAGATAGTCTGAATTTGTAACTGTATGGAATGTGTACAACGCACCTCCCTCGGATACATCAGCGAATCCTGGACAGCCACCTCGTACATATGGAGCGCAATAATTGTGCATATACATTGTCAAGTGTACAACAGATTCATCATTAAACACTTCGTCATCATAAGCTTCAGCGACTACATAGCAGCAACATATATATATGACGGACAGAAAGGATAGTGGACAGACAAACATGAACAGAGAAAAATACATACGTGTTATTAGCCATTATAGCATAATAATTAGTCACAGTCAGTCACAGTCAAGGTCCTGTCAGTAGGGGGCGTGGTCACGTATTAATATTCATATTCCCCTGGAGGTAATACGTACAGGGTATTGGGTTCTTTTCCCACCGTACTTTCTAGAATACTGTATGCAGACCCCCGCCTATATCTGGGGTACACCAGTTCCGGGCGTGACCGGTCATACGGAGGAATTACCCGCTCGGTTAACGGAACTGAGTTTAATTCCTCATTCCTTTTGCGCTGACGCAGGTCAACCGCCATTATCCTATCCTCCGCCATTGACAATTCAGCGTCTTGTGTGTCGTATGTGTGGTGACCCTTGCACACCCCCTTCATGTGTGGCCCGTGGAGAGCGCGCTCGTAATGCCTAACCCAGTAGTTGCGCCAGCGCTCCCACATAAGTCCCTCGGACGCGTTTTTCCTGGTGGCCCAGCCATCAGCCATTACGGCCACCATGTATCGGAGGCATTTCTCGGTGGGCTGCTGCCACCGAGCATGTTTTCTAATACATACAATTGGATTTTTGTCAAATTGCGCTTTTATCTGGTCGTGTATGGCGTGCAGCTCGGCTGTGGCCTCAGGGCTGCCGTCTGACCGTTCTACGTTTTTAATGCTGTCGTACATGCTCACGCTCCAGGCCAGGCAACTGGTTTGGATCGATGGCATGACCTGCGCGGCGGGCAGGAATGTTGGTCGCAGTCGTTCAGGTGGGTTCTTGATAACTAGTTGAAATGTAAGGTCATACGTCCGTGCGCTGCCCTGAGGAACAAGGAGCGCTAGCAGGAGTATGGTCAGTCCAGTCAGTCCCGTCACACCTGTCAATCAAAAACATTAGTTTTGTGAGTGTGCGTCGTGAGGCACACCCCCTGTGTGACGCAGGCGGCTACGGGTGCGTTTTGGGTTGGGGGCCCAAGTCATTTGAGGGGTGGGGGTACTTTGCCCGGTGGGCACGGGGGAGTCAAAGCGCTGGGGAACACACTGGCCCGGGCAAGCACCCCCACAGGCACAGTCGGGGGCACTGTCGGGTTCTAGGGGGCGTACACCATCCTCAGAATAAAGCGTTATTGGGGGGTCACTGCATTCGTCGTCGGTGTCAGTGTCGGTGTCGGACAGCGACGTCCCCACCGGGGGCGCAGGTGAGGCCTGCGGAACTACTGGGCGGCCTGAGTATTGAGGCACAGGTGTTGAGCAGCGCAGCGGTCTGGCTGGATATTTAAAGGGGTCTTCTAGTGTAAGAGCGTCATAATCGACCGGGCTTTCCCCTATTGTTATTGGGCTCTCACCTATAACTACTGGACTGTCGCCAATCACAACTGGGCTGCTATCAGCCACCACTACAGGGCTATCAGAAATAATGATAGGGCTCTGCGCAGGAATTAGCCTGCGTTTCGGTGGCAGCAGTGGTGGGGGCCCCGTAGGAGTGGTCCCAGGGTAATGCACATTTACCAGTCGGGTAATAGGCGTGTCCGGAAATAGTAAGGTGGCCTTATTCGCGTCCGCCCTCAAGCCGCAATCACACGGTTGAAATGTGTAATCGCCGTAAGAGGGACACATTACTGGGTAGGAGGCTAGCGGGGTACCGAACATAGGGTCAGGCATGGGGGGCGTTATTTGGATGTATTGGGGGTGTAGAGGGGGGGGGGTGGGAGTGCTAGGGCGAGGCGGCGTGGGATTTGTGCCAAGTATGTCTTGCACCTCCCTGTCTGCTGCTTCCTCATCAATGTTATTGTCCTCATGGTCAGGGGGGGGGGTCGGTAGCCCTGAGAATGCTGGGCTGGGGGTGTCAAAGCGCTGAATGCGTACATTGCGGAAGCGTGCACACACCTTAAATTCCATATCTAGCAAAGCTTGCATATCATCCATGTCATCAAACACAAATACAAAATACGTGTCAATCATGTTACGTATTTCGATGGCATCATTATACATGCTATAATGTAATTCATCAACAAGGCGATTGTACTGATGGAGCAGGGACATCTGATGGTCATACGGCACATCAAAGAAGCGTGGCATTGTAACGTGTCCTTTCATCATGTGTAATTGGCCTAGCAGCCATTGTCTGGCCGCAGTCAGCGCAGAAAACAATGCACTTCCACGTGGGGACACAACTGTATATAAATAATGCTACAATTAGTACCTTATATATCTTACTATTCATTGCATATACATACTATTGTTATGACAAAACAGCAAAAATACAAAATATACATACCGGGGCAAGCTTGGACATTCATTGTTGATCAGTATTCTCCCAGAATTCACCAAACGTATCTTGATCAAACAGTTCTTCAAACTCTGCATGTACAATACCTTCAATTACTATTTTTTAAATACATTCACGTTTAAATAAATAAAATTAAATAACTACAACTAAAAATAATTAAAATACACATACCGTCAGAGTCTATCAGCAGCAATTCCTGCAGAGATTCGGGCTCTCTTCGTCTTCTTTTTGCTTGGGATGGAGCAGATGTACCCTCTTCAGGATCAGCTGTGTGTGTGCTCTGTGACAGCTGGGTTCCTGTATTTATCTCTGGTTGGGTGTGGCTGCCTTGCTGAGCCTGCCCCATTTCCTGAGAGGCTGTTGCGAAATCATTGCTGGAGGCGGGCCCCGCCCTCTGCCTGTCAGTTTCAGACATGAATTGCTGGGTGTTGCCAAATTCCTCCTCCTCCCTCTCCCTCTCTTCTTCTTGGCTCTCATCCACGCGCAGACCCCTTATTGCTTGTTCCATTGCCCCTATATCATATTCCTCCCCCTTTCTGCGGAGCTCCTCCACTATAGGCAGTGCTTCTTCTGTGAAATAACTGGCGTCTGCATATAGGGCTAACATTAAAGCTAGATTTTGACCACTTGACATAAATCTAGTTTGCACATTGTGGGACACCAAATACTGTCGGAGGTCCGAAATTGTTCTGGTCATGTGATATGTTTCTGATCTGACCGATACGCCCTGTGGTATTTTGTACTCATTCATAGTGGCAATCCATGGGGGAAAATATTGATCTACCTTGTTTGAGTATTTTCTCTCCAGTCCAACCATAACGGTACAGTCCAGGTGGTCCCTAATGCCATCCATGTTCAGCATACCGGCGCCAGCGGTCAATTCAGGGTGGTCTGCTTCCGGAACACCTGTAACATCCTCAAACACAACCATGAATTGTCCAGTCGCTCGTCCCAGCTCGAACCGAACCTGCGACATTTCACCGTTCATGTTTAGGACCGTCCCACTACACATGTCCAGGACGGCGTGTGCGATTGTTGTCTTCCCTGTATTCATCGGACCCTTGAATATAATGCCGCTTTTTTTTGGTTCGTGCGTGATCAAGCGTTGCAGCACTTTCAGGCAGAAATCATTGACCGTCATGCCAAGCGGCAACATGTGATTTAGCGCAACGGCCGCAGCATATTTACTGGTGTCTATTTGTTGCCGCACCTGCTTCAGCGCCTTCAGAACACGCTGCTCAAATTGCTGCTGCCTGGACAGGCTAGCGGACGAGTGACGCTTTATTCCAATTACGGTGTTCGTTGCATTTTGACATTGACCCTTTTTATTGTGCACCGCCTTGAAAAACTGCGCATTGACCATATGTTGCGCGTGCAGTTTAATGTGCGATGCCTCAGGGTATACGGACCCCGCATATTTCTGTTGGTCGCTTCGACATGTAAAGCAATCCTCAACAGCATATGCACATGCAAGGTATTCGCCTATTAGACGGAGTTCATCCGTGCATTCGATTGCACATGCAAACTGTTCAAGCATCGTGTAGTCAAAGCCCACCGGGTTTGTCTCATCTTCCATCACGTGACCGTGCTCTGTGGTATTTTCCTTCCAATACGCTAGGCATATTTGCTTAACAGTAGTAAATGATTTATTTGCTACCTGCATCACATTGCACACAAGTGTCACAGCATTGCATTTTCCCTTCAATGCAGATTCCTTTTGCCTATGCACAAATTGCACAACTGCTATGCCTGTTGGGGGGTCCTCCCGGGGGTCCCCGCCTGCAATTAGATCTACATGTTTGTATTTTTTCAGTTCTGTGACCACTGATCCCAGCTTAGCCCAGGGCACCTGCACCAGTACAGTCTGCACAAACTGACCATCCTGTATAGTAGTGCAATATTTAGCCAGGTATTCAGGTACAGTCAGCGTGCCCCCCCTTTTACTGGGGGATATGTCAAACCACGTCTGTTGTCTTTGATGGATGTCCATGTATTTTGCCCATACCTCATTTATCCTTTTCAGCCTTTGCTCCAGTCTTTGTCTTTCCTCTGGTGGGCAGCTTGTATTTTTATCCGGGTGGTATCTTAAGCATGCTGCTTTATGTGCTTTTTTGTAGGTCTGATATGTCCTAATTACAAATGAGGGGTCATCAAATAAAAAAATATTTAATTGCAAATAAATATTCCTCTCAGCATCTTCCTCTTCCCCCTCCATGATTGATTTGAAATTGCAATACCATGCACCACCATAACCATCCCTTTTAAGAAGCAGAGGGAGGTGCCTCCTCCTTCCATACAAAAAAAAGGTTAAGGTGTGGTGGCGCCCGGTACTGCAACTAATGCGCTTAAATGAATTAAACACATATTACTTCCTTCATAAACAGAAATTCAAGCTAAGGGTAAGTCACTTTATGTGTTTTTTAAAAATATAAAAGTATAATGGTTTAAAAGTACATAAAGTTATGCATTTGATGGTATATTACATTTGATTGTATGTATGC